CTTGATGAAAACGAGGCCCATGTAACTTCATCTACCCTGCGGATTTATATGCCGGCCGATTCAAAAGATATCGCCGCCTGCGATTATATCCAATTAGTTGAGAATGACATTGTAATCTTTGCCGGGACTGTTATGGAAGCTGAACAAGAAAACCTGGATAACGTGGATCTGTCTTACAAAATATATAATCTCACCCTGACGAACAACTCCGATTATATAGCCAGCGTTTTTGTCGATATGACGTTTCCGTCCGGCGCCAGCGTTACCCAGATTTTAATGGGGAACAGACCGGGCCAGTCTTGGTATGATGCATCTCTCGGCGAGTTCTATGGCATTATTCCGGTTAGAGTGGAAAATGAAGGAATTACCGTCGGGGAAATTGATGATTTTACTGGAATAACCTTAAACAGCCCGGCTTACTTATGGGGGCAGATTGTTTCCTCCGTGATAGATCAAATGGCAGATGTATGCGGTGCTTGGTGGGAAATCACCCCGGATAAGGTCTTCAATATGCGGTATACCTACAACCGAAGCACCGCGCCGATCAGCCTTGATTCCGATTCAGCGGTTTATAACGTAAATGTCACCCGCGATTCTTTTACCATGTATTCCGCTGTCCGGGTGGTCGGCGGACAAAGCAAAGGCCAATATCAGGAATTCCAAATCAAAAGTAACGGGGAAACCGGACTTCGCTTTGAAAGGCTCTCGCCTCAAATCGTTAGATGCAAATATCCTCTGTACTCTATGAGTAATGCAATTCAAAGCGGAGCTACATCTTCAACCGTGCCGGCTAATGTAAAAATTGGATTCAACGGAATTGACGATGACGACGACACGGTACAGGCGTTAATGAGTTATGGCGGATATGAAATTGAAATGAAAGACGGTTACGAATGGCTTGATCTTTCAAACGGCGGGTATATCCAGGTTAATGGATATCCTTTAATCCAGGTCTACTCGCGGCTGGTTGATGGAGACCTAAGAGAAAAAATCAAAGCCCAAAGAGGCGGCTCCGGTATTATTGAATATCTGATCGGAGATGAAACCATAGTAGATTTTTCGGACGCTGCTTTAAATGCGGAAACATTTTTGCAGCGTGCTGCGCAACCAGCCTTTACGATTTCATTTTCCACATTAATTCCCGGCTGGTCTGCGGGGCAGCTTCTGACTGTAGATCTTCCATATTTTAATACATTTGGAAATTTTCAGGTGACTTCTGTTTCCGCTAAGAGTATCTTGTCTAAAGACAGCGGAACTATATGGGAATATTCGGTAGAAGCTTCCACCATTTCATACCGTGATAAAACAAAAACGCTATTTTTCCAGCCTAAAAAAATCACGTTCGAAATGGACGGAAGCCTCCCGGCTGCTGACGGCCAGTATATTAACGACGATATTAATATTCAAACTTATATTATGGCGTTTAAAACGCAGCCGATGGACTGGCGCACGTTAGAAGGAATCGCTCCCAGCTGGACCGTTTGGGAAGAAATCTTTCCTTCGTGGCTTGTGTTTGAAAAAGCCGCCAACGTAAACACCTGGAGCGAAATCGAAAGCACAGTCAAAAACTGGCGCGGCTGGGAAAAAGCATATCCGTCTTGGGTTGTTTTTGAAGAACTCATAAAGGGGTGGTACTACTTGGGAAACTATTTAACGCCTTTTGCGAAACAAAAACTGCTGAAGCTTATTCAAGGGCAGGGAGCTGCCGGGGATTTATCCGGAATTAATCTAGTATCAGATTTATATTTCACCACAGATGCATCAAGTAATTTTCATCTGCCGCCAGCAGATATTGTTGAAGTTAGTTCAACCAGTGTTACAGCCACTTATTATCTACTGCCAGATCAACTCCAGGAGAAAATATCCGGCCTGCAAATGTATTATAACGGCTCTCAACAAAACGAACCGATTCTTCAAGCCGCCGTTAACATAGACCGTTCTCCGGATAACCCGGAAGGTGAATTTGCTATGACGCTCAGCGTCAGACATGCCATTTTATAAAGGAGGAGCACTATGAGCTATCAATCCACAACGCCAAATTTTGATTTACCGCAATGGGTATATTCTGACCCGCCGCAAATGAACGATTTTAATACCGCTTTCGCTAACATTGACGAAAAAGCTATACCAAATGATGAAAAAGGTGCAGCTAATGGTGTAGCAACCCTAAACAGTTCCGGCAAGCTGGCTCAAATGCCGTCTGCCTCTGATGTAGGAGCGGTGCCAACCTCCCGCAAGGTGAACGGCAGAGCATTGTCGAGCGATATCAACATAACCTCAGGAGATGTTTTCGCTCAAACCACCACAGTTGAAAACGGAACTAATTTTAATAACCTGAAAAATCCGGGCATCTATGTGCAGTCCTCTAACGCGGAAGTTACAAACAACACTAATATGCCAACAAAAGAAGCTTTTATTATGACTGTATATATGGCTAACTGGAAAGATAATTCAATACAGGTATTCTGTAATCATACCGGTTCGAAGATGTATTGGCGCACCTGGCAGGCTTACGGCGATGTGTGGGGGGCGTGGAGACAAGTAATTGAATCCAATGGCGGCAATGTTACAATAAATAACAGACTTCAGCTCACCGGAACGCAATACCCTCAAATTTACGGAAATGGAATTTTACAGTTGGGCGGTGATTTCAGAAATGAATATGGCGTTGTTTTGCGAAGCAACGGCACAGACGAAGCAAATGCTTTTCGGCCTTCTGTTAACGCCGGCACAACAGGCCATTTGTATTTAGGGGTTGCCAACCAGAAATGGCGCGCTGTTTTCGCCCAGAACGGCACTATCCAAACCTCCGATCGAAACGCTAAGCACGATATCACGGATCTTGACCCAGAAAAAATAACGGCGTTTATTATGGGGCTGAAGCCAAGCTCCTATGTGTTTAACGACGCTGACAGCGGCAGAACCCACTGGGGCTTGATCTCGCAGGATATTGAGGAGCTGTTCCCTCAGCTTGGAATGACAAGCATGGATTTCGCCGGATTCATCAAATCCCCAAAAACGGAGGATTATTACGAAGATGTTCCCGAGACTGTCACAGATGAGGAAACCGGAGAGGAAAAAACTGTAATACGGAAAGAATTAAAAACCCGGACCGTCGAAGGAGAATATATCTACTCCCTTCGCTATGATGAATTTATTGCCCCTTTAATCTGCATGGTGCAGAAGCAGCAAAAGCAAATTGAGAATTTAGAGCGGCGTTTATCCGCTTTAGAAAACAAGGAGGAAGCAAAATGAAAATCATTGGCATTGACGTATCTACCTGGCAGGGAAAAATCAATTGGAATCAAGTAAAAAACAGCGATGTAAAATTCGCCATTCTCCGTTCCTCGTTCGGTTCTCCGGATCCTTCTCAGGTGGACAATCAGTTTGAAAACAATTACAAGGGAGCCAAAGCCGCAGGGATCCCAGTAGGCGCTTACCACTACGGCTATGCGGTTTCCGAGGCTGAGGCCCGCCAGGAGGCCAGGTTTTTCCTTGACACCATCAAGGGCAAGCAATTCGAATATCCCGTCTATTACGACGTGGAGGACAATGGAACGATGGGCACGCTCTCCCGGCAGGCTTTGACCAATGTAATTAAG